ACGATCGCTCGTCTCTCGAAGGGCGAGACAGGCCCGACGTCGGCTTCCGACAAGGGCGTGAACACGCAGGCGGTCGGCTGATCCGCTTGACACGCAGGGCAATCTAGGCGGCGGGTGCGGCGCGCGTCACACCCGCCGCTTCTCTTTTTCAGGAGTGCCCGAATGCTGGTTCAGGTAGGCGATACGAAGGTCGATGTTCGTGCGGAGGCCGTTCTGAGCGGCCCGCGTTTTGGCCCGCTCATCAACGTGTTCGGCTTTATCGAGGCGATGATGCCGTTGCATATCCGCCCGACGCTCGGGCAGGGAGCCTACTGGAGCCAGGTACTCACGCGGATGCTCGAGCAGTTTGAGCCGACCACCGAATACATCATCACGCTCGATATGGATTCCTTCATTTCCAAGGAAAACATCGAGCACCTGTTTGCCCTGGCGATGACGTTCCAGTGTGACGCGCTCGCGCCGCTCCAGACGAAACGCGAAGACGGCAGGCCGATGCTCACGCTCCTCGACCAGCTAGACAACCCGCCAAAGGACGGCAGCACAGAAGTGCCAATCGGGTGGTTCGGCGCCCCGGTGCAACAGGTGGATAGCGCCCATTTTGGGTGCACGATCATCTCGACCAGGGCGCTCCGCCGGATGGCGAAGCCCTGGTTCCACGAGCAGCCAGACCCCCAGGGCTCTTGGGGAGACGGCAGATTGGATTCGGATATTTCGTTTTGGAAGACGTTCAAGGCCAGCGGCAACCGCCTCTACATCACGCCACGCGTCGTGATCGGCCATGGCGAATACGTGATCACGTGGCCGGGGAAGAACCTCGCCGGCCCGGTCTATCAGTACACGACGGAATGGCAAAACACCCGCAAGCCCCCGGAGTCTGCATGGAACGTCCCACAGTGAAGATGATGAAGATACGGATGAGCAGGGCCTACGCGGCCTACAAGAAAGGCGAGGTCGTGGAGTTGCCTGAGCAGCAGGCGGAATCGCTGATCGCGTGGGAGTACGCGACCAGGGCTTCCGACGCCGACCAGCCGCTCCTCGATATGCCAAAGCGAAAGCGTCGAGTTCAGGACGATCCTCGCGTGGAGCGAGCGCAGTCTGAGCCTGACGCGGAGTGGAGAGCGAAATGAGATACCGCAGTCTCAAACGTATCACGGCTCCTGTGGTTGAGCCGGTCACGCTCTCGGAAGCGAAGGCTCACTGCCGCGTAGACATCGAGGCCGATGACGCACTGATTGCTGGATACATCACTGCTGCCCGAGAGCTCTGTGAGGACTACCTCGACCGCTCGCTCGTCACGCAGCAATATGTGATGCGGCTTGATCAGTTTCCTCCTGAGATTGAGATTCCAAGGCCCCCGATGGCCGCAAGCGGTACTGCTACCTCGGTGACAGTCACGTATACGCTGAACGACACCGGGGCCACATCCACGCTTGACCCCAGCAGATACCGCGTAGACCGCGACTCAACGCCGGGGGCGATTCGCAACCTCTACGGAGGAACGTGGCCGAGCAACCGTGATGACCAGAACTCGATCAGCGTCACGTGGTGGGCAGGGTATGGGAACTCCGAAAGCGTTCCGCAGCGCGTGAAAAACGCGATTCTGATGACGGTGCTGGCGCTGTATGAGAATCGTGGGGATGCTCAGTTGCCTCCCGGCGCGAAGGCGCTTCTCGACAGCGTTTCATGGGGGCAATACGCATGAGCATCGACGGTAGGTTTCAGATCGACGTGCTGTTTCACGACGTTGGCGGTGCGAACTCGCTGAAGGTTCTGTCTCTTGAGTCTGGAGACGCCGTAAGTTCTGGCAAGGTCGCGCTGATCACTGGCACTGTCGGGACGTCGAGCGTCACGATCTCCCGTCAGCCTGCTCCGTACACAGCAGCCGACGGCGGCATCGTCACGTTCGCCACCGTTGAACGAGTCGCGCTGCAGGCAGATCCGCACGTCGAACTCACGACATCAACTGCGAAAACATATTTTGCATCTGGCAACCGCGTCGGCGTCTACGAACTGACCGGCAGCGAGCGAACGGCATCGACATTCTCTGTTCGCACGACCACCGGCACCGCGACTTACTCCCTCCTCGTCTACGGGTCATGATCGACGCCGGAAAACTCCGCGAACGCGTGACGTGGCAGGCTCCGACTGAGACGCGGAACGCGCTCGGCGAGAGTGTGTCCTCATGGAGCGACTATGCGACCGTGTGGGCGAGCGTGGAGGGCGTGTCTGCCCGCGAGTTCCTGCTCGCCGGGCAACAGCAGATCGAGATGAGCCACCGCGTACGGTGCCGCTATGTGCCTGGGCTCACGCAGAACATGCGTGGAGTATGGCGTGGGAGAACGCTAGAGATCGTATCGCTCCTCGAGCATGCGAATCGCAGTGAGCACGAGGCGATCTGCCAGGAGACTGCCTAGATGGCTGTCGCCGGGATCAATCTCAACATCAACTTCGAAGGGCTCCGCGAGCTCCAGGCGAATATCAAGGCGTTCTTCCCGCACAAGGAAGCGAGCGAGGTGCTCGGAAACGCGATTGAGAAGGCGATCTATCCGGCCTTCCTGCGGCTGGGTGAAGTGACGCCACGAGGGCCGACGCTTAATCTCCGTCGGGCGGTCGCGATGAAGGTGAAGCGGTATCCGCGTGATGGGGCGGCAGTCGGGCTGATCGGATATCGGCGGGCGGGAGTCGAACAGGCGTCGAGTGCCGCCGGCGGCAGCGTGCGAGCCGGCCCAGATCGTGCATTCCATCAGTGGTGGCTGGAGTTCGGAACGAAGCAGCGAGTGGTCTCAAAGAAAAGCCAAAAGCCGTACAACCGTCGTGGTCACACGCGTCGCCTGGCGAGCGGAGCGACAACTGAAGTCAGCCCGCATGTTGTGCAAAAAGGTCAGAACAAATACATCGCAAGCAGTTTCAACAGACTTGGACCGTTCAAGATGATCCGCGACCTGAACCGAAATCGCGTTCAGACAGACCCCGCCTACCCGCGTGCCTTCTTCAAGGCTAGCTCAGAGCCGATCATCATTCCTCCCGTTCCAGAGGGCGGCGTTGCCGGGCAGCCACCGGTACATACCGCATGGAACGATACACAAGGCAGAGTTGCCGAGTACCTTCAGCGTGAACTTTCCATCCGTCTGTCGGAGGCCTGGGCCGCCCTCCGCTATCGCGACTCCGGTTCGATCACTGGCACCGACACGCTCTAGCCCTGCAAGCCTAGGGGTGCGACGTGCGATGCTACAGAAATGCCCCTGCAAGCACCTGAACAGGCTGTCGCGAACGCTCTGAAACAGGATGCCGCCGTAGCCCTCGTGGTCGGCGACCGGATCTACCCGGTGCTCGCCCCATCGACGGCAGCGATCCCGTTCGTCACGTGGCGGCGGCAGGCCGTACAGCGGCAGCAGACGCTTTCTGGCCCGATGGGAATGCCGACGGTCGTGCTTGCCATCGACTGCTACGCGCTCACGTACGAGGCAGTAAGAGACCTCGCGGACAAAATCCGTCGCGTTCTGGATGGCTGGGGGGAGCAGAAACTAGGAATAGATATACGGCACGTGAGTCTCGACGGCGAGGCTGACGGGTTCGTTCAGTTGGCGGGCGGCGACGCTCCGCCGGTGTACAGCGTCACGCTCACGTTCTCAATCCTCTGGCAGGAGAGTTAGGAAATGGCCGATACCCCGCATGATGGAACAGGAACAGTCCTTCGGCTTGGCGCGACGCAGTACACCGTTACGAACATCGTCATTCAGTACACCGACCCGAACGCCGATGCCGAGAAGATCGACGTTTCCCACCTTGGCCTGACTACCGGGGCGTCGATCCTGACGCAGGACAAGCCGCTCCAGGGATCGACGAAGGACACGGGTAGGACGGTTCAGTTCGACTATCTCGGCAAGGCTCCGATCGCCGACGCCTCGACCGGGACGTGCTCGATCACGATCGGCGGCACGGCGATTCCAGGGTTCTCCTCGCTGCCATTCACCGTGAACGCGTGCACGCTGACGCTTGCAACGAACGACGCTATCAAGGGTCAGGCCACGCTTCGGGTTGCACGCGTCTAGCGCCGTGACGGAGGCCCGTCATGGCAAACCCGTGCACAGGCGTCACCGTCACCTGGGGCGGCTCGTCCCTTCAGGAAGTTGTCGATGTCAAGATCGTCGCCGGCGGCTCGCTGCCGATCGGTCGTGACAGCACGTTCGCGCTTGACGCAGGCACTATAGAGATTGCGTGCCTTCACACGGCGAACGTCTCGCTGGCCGAACGTGGATTAAAGAAGACGCTCCAGTTCACTGGCGGCGGTCTTGAGTGCTCCACGAAGGCTGTCTTTCAGACGCTCAACGTGGCGGGCAAGGTTAACGACGTCGCTCGGTATAGCGCCGTCTATCGCATCGTCATGGAGTAGTTATCAATGGCACTTTCGGCTGAGCAGATTCTTGCGGCGGATGATCTTGGGCTCCTTGAGGTGAAGGTGAAGGAGTGGGGCGGAAGCGTGTTTGTCCGCGTGATGAGCGTTGCGGAGCGCGACGCCTACGAGCGCATGTGGATCGGCAAGAAAGAGACAGGCATCGAGAATTTCCGCACCGAGTATCTGCAGCGTGTTCTGTGCGACGAGAGCGGCAAGCTGCTCTTCACTCGCGATCAGATCGAGCAGCTCGGCAAGAAGTCCGCTGCGGTCATGAGCAGGCTCTTCGAGAGGGCAATGAAGCACAACGCAATGTCGGAGGCGGATGTCGAAGAACTGGGAAAAGGTTGAACGTCTCGCCACTGCGAAGGTTTGTCTTCCGGTTGGCGGGGCACCTAGGGATGACAGTGCGAGAACTATCCGAACGGATGGACTCGCGCGAGCTCTCTGAGTGGATGGCGTTCACGCGGTACTACGAAGCACTGCCCGACTCATGGGCGGAAACGGGGTTGATGGTCTCTGCCATGCTCGCCCCGTATTCGCCCAAGGGGAAGGCACCGAAAGCAAGCGATTTCATTCCGTTGGAAAAACCACCACAGCATGAGTCGCAGGCGGCTGAAGTGATTCGAGAACTTGCAAGGCAACTCGGGCTGTTAGGGCAATAGCAATGGCGACGATTCTCGGGCTCGCGATGAAGATTTCTGCGGACGCCACGGGCGTTCAGAAATCCCTTACGCCCGTAGAGCGTGCGCTGCAAAAACTAGACGAGCAGGCCAAGACTGTCACTACTGCTTTTGATCGGTTCGCTGGTTCAAGCTCAGCCGCCGCCGCTGCGCAAGCAAAGGCCGCAGCAGATTTGGAGCGTCTTACTCAACAACTCCAAACAGGTGCGATTACTGCTCCTGAGTTTGCGGCTAGGTTTGAGGAACTTGGCAACGCTGTCGATGCTGAAGTAGCAGCGTTTGAGCGTGCTGCACGCACCATCGAAGCGAACAGGACGCCGTTGGAGCGATATGACGCTGAGGTCAAGGTGTTGTCGCAAGACCTTGAGGCGGGCAGGATCGATCAAGAGACGTTTGATCGGGCAGTTTCCAAAGCCACAGCCACATTCACGAAAGCCGAATTGGCTGCGCAAGGGTATGGCAACGCAATTGAGGTGGCCGGCAAGGGAAATCTGCAGTTCAACGAACTATCCGGAATCCTCTCCGCCCTTCCCGGCCCGCTCGGAAACGTGGCCGGAAGGATTTCTGGCATCTCATCCGCTAGTGAAGGGCTTGCAAGGGTGTTCTCTGGAGGCCTCTCGGCAGGTATTTCAAGCGTCGGCACGAGCATTGCCGGCCTGGTGAATCCGTTCACCGTTGGTATTGCTGCGATTGCGGGCTTTGGAACTGCCGCGAGTGCTGTTGTCGGTGGTCTCGGGCAACTCACTGGCAAGGTGGAAGAACTCGGCTTCGCGGCCCGGCAGGCTGGCGTCGATTTCGGCACGATTCAGATTCTTGAAGAGGCGGCGACCCGTGCGAACGTGCCTGTCGAGGCGTTGGCTACAGGCATCCAGAAGTTCAGTGCCAGACTCGCCGACGCGACCAAGGGAAGCGGTGATACGTTCACTGCCTTGGAGCAGTTGGGTTTCACGCTTCAAGACATTCAGGCCGCACAGAACGACCCGACAGCGTTTGCTGGCCGAGTTGCAAAGGCGCTTGATCAGATCCCAGAGCCAGCCAAGCGGGCACAGTTGCAGATCGACATTCTCGGCAAGGGCGGCGAGGCCCTGGTGCGTGCGTTCGGTGAGATTGATGGATCTGCTCAAGCTGTTCGTCGTTTCGGCGGCGCGATTTCGGAACTCGACGCCAACCGTCTACTCGAGCTCGACGGCGCATTTGAAAATGTGCAGCGGTCGATTCTTGGGCTTGGCCGCGAGCTGCTCACTCCGTTCATCGGCATCACGCAATCAATCGCCGACGGCCTGGCCCCGGCGATCGCCACGTTCGGCCGGAACATCGGAGCGGTTCTCGATACGTTCTCTCCGCTGACGAGCGCAATCGGTCTTCTTGTAAATGGGTTTCTGCAAATTGCTTCGACGATTGGCAACGTGATCGGAACTGCGTTTGAGCCATTCGCCACGGCTGGGCGCACTGTTGCTGGAGTATTTGATTCACTCAGTAAGGCCACGACGGCGCTTTTCGGCCGCATCAATGATGTTGTTCTGGGGTTTCGTGAGTTCTTTCAGTTTGAAGGAGTCGCTGCCGCGTTCCGCGACACGTTCGCGCAGATCGGCGACGTGATCAGCCGCGTCTCGACGATCGTCACGACTGCGTTTTCCAAGATTGGAGAAGTGCTCGGAAACACGCTCGGGGAAGCGATTTCGTATGTTTCCGACACAGTTTCGGCATTCACTGAGTTTGTCGGATTGTCTGGAGCACTTGAAAACATCGGAGGGCTGATCAGCAGAGTGTTCGGGTCTGTCTCTTCTGTGTTCAGCACGATTGCCAGTGCGATCGGAGGGACTGTCGGCCGACTGCTGACAATGGCCGAAAACTTCCTAGGGATTGAACGGTCTACGGAGGGTGCGGCAAAGGGCGTCGATCAGATCACTCAAAGCACGCAGCAACTCACCGAAGAGCAGAAGAAGGGGTACGAAGAAGTTCAGAAGGCTGTCGCCGGAAGTGGCAAGGCTCTTGACGATGCGATCATGAAAGCCGGCGAGTTTGGGCAGGCCGGCTTCAACGCTGCCCTAGAGTTCCAGAACGCGCTCGCAGACCTGAAAGAGCAGGCTGACAACAACGAACTGAACGCTGAGCAGTACAGCCGCGGCGTGGCTTTGGCGACGGCCGAGTTCGACAAGCAAGTCGAATCGCTGAAGCAAGTGCAAGAAGAGACGCGCAAGGCGGCCGAAGAGGCGCAGCGTCGCGTCGATGCCGATCGGCAAGTGTCCGACGCACTCCTCGAGCAAGCCCGCATCGCTCGCGAGTTTGGCGGAGACAACGCTCGGGCAAAGGCGGCCGAAGACGCTCTCGCCGTGGAGCGAGAGATTGCCCGCGTGCGGCAAGAAGTCTCTGCGGCACGCGACAATGGAGACGAGCAAGCCGTCATGAACGGCGAGACTCGAATCGCACAACTGGAGAAAATCCGCGGTGAGCAGCAGGCGATTGCCGACGGATCTGCCAAGGCCGCAGCCGACGAAGCCCAGCGGCTCGCAGATCAAGAAGAGCGTGTCAATAAGCTCCTGAACGCTGGACGCGAGCAGACGCAGTTGGAGCAGCAGATCGCCGACGTTCAGCAAGTGCAGGCTCGCACTGCACAGGAGCTCGCAGCCGCACGGCTTGCTAACAATGAACAAGCGGCAAACGCCGCAGCCGCAAAGCTCGCTCAGCTTGATCAGTTGCAGGCCAGTCTTTCAGACCAGCAGCAGGCTACAGCGCAGGGCTTCGGAGAAGGGTTCGCAAAGGCATTCGAGCAGATCGACCAGACGATACAGCAATCCGCCACAAAGGCCGCAGAGTTTGGCGATGCTGGCTTCAGGGCATACCAACGCCTGCAGGAAGGCGTATCCGTTCTGCAGCAGCAGGCACGCGATGGCATCCTCAACAAAGAGGCTCTCGGTCAAGAGGTTGCCAAACTTCAAGCGTTGTTCCAGCAGCAACTCCAAGGCGCGGCGAACGTCAACAACCTTCTTTTCCAGCAGTTGTCTGGACAGGATCAGCAACGGGCAATTTTTGCCCAGCAAGAGGAAGAAAGGCGCATTCAGGCGACGAAGAACATCGCCGCGATCGAAGAGGAAATCGCAGCCACGAAAGAAGCTGTCGAGAAAGCCCGCGAAGACGGTGACCTCAAAGCAGCAAAAGCTGCGGTGCAGCGTCTTCAGCAGTTGGGCCAGATCCTCAACGGCGAGAAGCAAATCGCCGCTGGCCGCCAGCAACAGCAGCAAGGCTTTACCCAGGATCAGGTGGCCCAGCGGGAGCAGTTCGCGAAGGCCCAGGACGAGCAATACAAGCAGGCGCTGCAGCAGCAGCAGCAACTCCTGGCCGCGCGTGCCCAGGCTGAACAGGCCGAGTACGAACGCCAGGCTGCCCGCATCACAGAACTCAACACGCTCGGCTCCCGCACTGTGCAGACCGCAGACATCCGCACGCAGGAGGGACAGAACCTTGTGCTCGGGCTTGCCGCAAACGCCCAAGACCCGGCGCTGATCGAGGCGAGGCTTCAGACGAAGCAGTTGCAACTCATCTCGCAGGGAATCTTGCAGGCTGCGGCCAACTACTTCAACTCGCCTGTCGCCATCGTCGGCGGCGCGGTCCTCGGGTGATCTATGCCAGGAACGATCGTCAGCACCAAAGAACTCGCCCGCACGTTTGAGAGCGAGGTCAAAAAAGGCGGCGTCGCCAAGCGCCGCTGGGTGTGCATGCTGTCGGACGACACGCTCACAGGAGGCGGCCCGCCTGGTATCACGACAATACTAAACGCAACTGCAGGCGGAACTTGGGGTGCTGCTCATCCAGTTCACACCGCACTCGGGTTGCGAAAGCTCGCAGTGAACGAGCGGTTTGAAGACAACCCATATGCGATCGAGGTTGTCGGAGAGTACGGAATGCTGACAGCAAACGACGTGCTGTCTCCAATTTACCGTGCATCCGTCTGGTCGTTTGAGTCGAAGCCCGGGCAGGTTCCCGCACTTTTTTACTACGACGGATCGACGCAGTATCCGCTCACCAACAGCGCCTACGATTATTTTCCCGGCCTCACAACCGACGAAAGCCTTGTGCAGATCAAGGTGCAACAAAACTTTGCGTCCGTTCCATACTCATGGCTGTCGCTGCAAAACTACGTGAACAACGCCACATACCTGGGCTGCCCTATGGACACTGTCAAGGTTGTCGGTGTAGACGTGCAATACGCCGCCGAGGACTTCAACAACACGCTTGTGCAGTTCTACGCTGCTACTGCAACGCTGGCGTATCGCCAGAGTTCGCACAATCTGCTGCTGCCTGACGTTGGATATAACTTCATCAGTGGCGGTGAAAAGCGTCGCGCGATGGTGTTTGATTTCCAGAACGCCGAGTGGGTCGCAAGCCCGAATCCCGTGGGGCTTGATGGATCAGGCGGCCAGACGCTTGGCGCTCCTGCGATCCTGACTCGCCGGGTCAATCCTCGAGGCAATTTTACAGCCACGTTTGGTACGCCATGACAAGTCCACTCGATCCGACGCAGTTCACGCGCGAGAGCGCAGAGCGGATCGCCAATGTGGTGCGTGCGGCCGAGCTCGCGTCGCCGGCTGCGAGACCGCTCAATTTTGAGCGTGTGGATGTTGCGCAGAAGGCCAAGCTCTTCCGCGTCTGCACCTTCACCGGCGCGTGGTCGATCGGCGGTACAAAGACCGTCACGCTGAAGAATCGGACGAACACGCCGAATACACTCACGGCCATTAATCTGTTTCTTCCGGTCCCAGCGCCGAGCGCGGCCACTGACTGCGCAATCGCCAAAGATGGCACGGCTTGGTATCTGATCGACGTGCCACTTGAGACGGCGACGGCGGTTTTTGTTGGCGCGACGCAATCCACGGCCGTCATGCGAGACGTGACGCTGTCGGCTTCGCTCAATACATCGGCTTGCACGATCACGATTGGAAAGACGCTGGTGACGACTTCGGTGACGATTGCGTCTTCCACGTTCACGTCAACTTTTATCCGTTTTAAGGTGTAGCAGTGCCGTGTTGTTGTTCATCCGCACCTTGTCCAGGATGCAATCCAGCTTTTAATTCGATCACACTAACATTGAAAAACTTTGATTTAATTGAGCCTGATCAAAGTTGCATCGGAAGTTATGATCAGTTTGGGCGTGAGGTAACTGCGCCAGGAGACTCCAAAACAAATTGCATTTCGCGGCAAAAAGCGCTGCTGTCTACTCCGATACAACTTCAATATACAGATAGTTTTTTGTTGTGGCGGCCAAGTGCCGGCAGTCCAGTCTCCTATGGGTCTGGGTACTGCTTTTGGTCAGGAGCTAATTTTTTTACCAATCTTGGAACTCTTCCTGACGGAAGCAACGGATGTTGTCAAGGAATACCAGGTGCAACAAATTTCCGGTTAGAGGGATGCGGATTGTATGTTGTTGTCCGGCTTACGTGCAGTGGCACGTTTGGGCTAATAAATATGTTTGCTTTGCGCCCGGAGAACTATCCGTCTGGAACAGGGGGATTAGTGTGGGCATACGTCGATTATAATGTTTCAAGTGCCTCGTTCCTGCTTTCACGATGGACAAGCTATTGCCTCACATCCAGTTCATATACTGCTGCAAAAAGAGCACGAATAGAAAACAGCACTACTGCCTCACAGCTCACTGTAGCCGCAGACATTGAATTTGCGCCGGCAGGTTAATGGATGGACCTTGTTTGCGAAATTGATGTCGATTCGTTGACGTGCATACGGTGTGGGCGACGTTGTTATACCGCAAACGTATATCGGATGTGCAGCGTGCCAAAGGTAAATGCGCGTGGTGCATCAGAGCGGAAAAACATTTCCTCTAGCGTTGCCGATTACGCTTCTTTTGGCCCCGGCACACAACTCAAATCGCTCCTTGCCGGCTGGCCGTTCCACATCGTCTCGTCGCCCGACTGTAAGTGCAACCAGCGTGCCCGCTACATGGACGCCAAGGGCTGCGATTGGTGCGAGAGCGATGAGGGCATGGCCGAAATCATGGGCTTTCTGCGCGAGGCTGCCGAGGAGCGCGGCCTGCCGTTCCTTGACGCCGCCGCTAGGTTGCTCGTGAGACGGGCAATCCACAACGCCCGCAAAGCGGAGGCCCGTCGTGCCAAAGAAGCCGAGCAAGCCGCAGGCGAAGGCAAAGCGTCCTAATCTTGCCGAGCTTGATTACGACGACGAAGAGCCGACCGGGCTCGGCATCCTCGACGACGACGGCAACATGGTTCTGCGGCGCAATGCCGCCAAGCCTACGAAGGGAGTCGGCCGTGCCAAAAGCAGCAAAGGCGAGCCTGCTTGATGACGTGCTCGCCAAAGTGAAGATCCGAAGGCCGGGCTTTACTCCATGGAACGAACGTCTCTCTGATGATCTCCAGGCGGAGCTTGCCGCGATCCGCGAGCGCTTCCAGGCTGGCGACATTGCCACGCAAAAACGAGCCCTTGCAACGGCGATCGCAGAGGTTGTCGCGGAGCGCGGCTACACAAAACCAGGCGAGCAGGCTGTGATCTCATGGCTAAATCGAAAAGCGTAGCGGCTGACGTGGCCGGCCGGCTGGACGCTGCATCGCAGTTGGCGAACGACGCTGAGCTCGCGCGCCTGCGGGCGGAACTGGCCTCATACCGAAATCGATATAAAGCAGCCCTGGAGCAGATCGACCGCGAGCGAGAGCGTGCAGACTCGCTCGTGAGCCTGCAAGGCATTACGGCATCGAAGACCTTGACCAAAACTGTCAAGGCGTCGCGCAAGCGGCACGCGGCTACGGCGATCCTCATGCTCTCGGACGTTCACGCCGAAGAGCGCGTGCTACCAGAGACGGTCAACGGCGAAAACGACTACTCGCTCGACGTATGTCAACTCCGCATGGAGGAGCTCGAGCAGCGGTTCCTCGACTGCCTAGAGCACGAACGCAACCAGGCCGACATCCGCCGCGTGTTGATCTGGCTGGGCGGTGACTTCATCACCGGGCACATCCATCCCGACTGTGCGGAGGTTGCACAGCTCTCTCCGATGAACGCCACGCGGTGGATCGCGGAACGCCTGCGGCGAATGATCGACGCGATCGCCGCACATGCCGGCGAGGTGATCGTCTGCACCAACGCGGGCAACCATGGGAGGAGCACAGAAAAGAATCGGATCGCCACTGAGCTCGATCATTCGTGGGAGCAGCTCATGTATTTCACGCTCGCCCGCGAAGAGAAAAGCAAGAACGTCTCATGGCAGATCGCGGAGGGGCATCTTGGCTACGTGGATCTCGACGGGTTTCTCGTCCGCACGACCCACGGTCACAGCATTCGGTTCGCTGGTGGCGTCTACGGTCTCGCGCTGCCAGCTAGTAAAGCGATCGCACGGTGGGATGCCGGTAGGAAAGCCGACTTGACCATCTTCGGGCACTATCATTCGTGGGGCTGGCTACGTGGATCGCGGTACATCGCGAATGGCAGCGTCATTGGACACTCGCCTTACGCTGAACGCGTCGCTTCTCCTGAACGTCCATGCCAGGGCATGGCAATCGTCGATCACGGCAGGCAGGAAGTGACGCGAGCGTATCCGTTGTTTTGTGATCGAGACTTGAGAAAGGGAACCAAATGACCACTTCGGTTGCATCGACATTTCAGGAAGCCAACGCTGCACTCCGCCGGGCCGTTGGCACGAGGATCGCCGCCACTGCCGCCGGGCTGCCGAGTGAGAAATGGTATGACCCGCAAGACGATGACTCTCCGCAGCGGCTTGCCGGTGATTCGCTCTTGCGTGAGGCGAGCGTGCATCCAACCTCGCAGCGGTTCTACGAACTGTGCGATGCCGTGAAGGCAATGCACGCAAGCAAGAGTCGTGATTACGGCTGCCCGAGCGGAACAGACCCACTGGCGAACATCCGCAACGGCGCGAAGTTTGTCGGCATCCCCGCATGGCGTGGCGCGATGGTGCGACTCAGCGACAAGGTGACACGACTGGCTACGTTTAACGCGACTGGGTCGCTCACGCACGAAGGCGTCGAGGACACGCTACTCGATCTGGCGAGCTACGCTCTGCTTTCTCTGCTGCTGTATCAGGAGGAGAACAATGCGTGACGCGATCGCCTGGACGCTGACGATCTTGGCGGCGCTGATTGCCATTCCCGCTCAGTGCCTCATGTTTGCAGCGGAGTGGGTAGGGGACAAAGCCGATGAATGGATCGCTGACTGAACCGCGCGTGCCCTACTCCGAAGGCGAGGCCCAGGAGGCATGGCTCTTCGTCGGCCGCCACGGTCCGTCGAACGCGTGGACCGCGACCAACGGCACTGCCGCCCGCATGATCGGACGGCTCCTCGAGGAGCGTGAGCGGCTGCTCGCGATCATCGCGGCGCGCGAGAACATAGCGAGGCCGGCGGAACAGTGAGCCGGGCGGCGGGGTGCGGCGGCGCGTGGTCCCCTTTCGCCCGCGCCGCCCCCCGTCAGCCGGTCAGTCGCCCTTGTTCCAGCCCAGCCAGAATCCGTCTTTCCATTCGTATGGGTTGAAGGCCGACCCGCCTTCTTCAAGTGCTTTCCGCGACCGTCGCGCGAGTGCGTCTACCTCGTCGGTCGTCGGCTTCTTCGCTCCGTCGCGGGCCATCGTGTGACCGAGCACGAACCCGTGCATGAAGCACTTCGATTGCGTCGCTTCGGCCGCCGGTTTTTCTGAGGCCGTCGCGGCACGCTTGGCGTTTCGCTCTTCCGCACGACGCTTCGCGCCTTCGGGATCTACGATCTGGATCACAACACCAAGAGCAAGCAGCCCAGCAAATGCAATCGCGGACCACTTGGCTATCCGAATCAGCGTCTTCTTCATCTGCAAACCCTCCTTCGGGGGAATCAAACCTAGTGGCGGCAGGGTGCCGCCGGGAAGTGAACGGGTGTGAGTCATGCGGCCGGCTCGTCTTGGGCGGCCGACCACCCGGCGAGCAGGCCGGATCGGTAGTGCGGCGAGAGGTCGGGCGGCACGCCGTCAGATGCCGCCATCTCCTGCTGTTCGCCCCGGGCAGGGCAGGGCAGGCCAGCCCCTCCTATCGCCCTGCCGCGGGCGTGCCCGGCCCGCATGGCGGCTTCCCGGGCCTGGGCTGACGGATCATCCTGCTCGCCGGCTTCGCGGTCGGACAGTTTGATCTTCGGCAGCATCTCGACGAACGTCCGCGTGGGCTTGGCGATCGTCGGATCGACATAGTGAGCCTGGGTGGTGGACGGGGAAGCGTGCCCGAGGGCAGCCGCGGCCTCTCCGAGCCCGCCGGCCGCGGCCAGATAGGAGGCTGCAGACCGCCGAAAACCGTGGTATCCGCGTGCCGTGACCCCTGCCCGCTTGCACAGCGATCGGAGGTGATACCAGAGGTGGTTGTGCACGCGGTCCCACTCCCAGACCTTCGCCCGGTCTGGCGACCCGCGCCGCAACTGACGCAGCCAAGAGGCCGTCTCTGACGAGATGGGCCGCAGGAGGTCGCGGTACCCGCCCTTGCGGTTCTCTGCCCGTAGGAGGATCACACGTTCGTCGAGATCCACGTCCCGCCATTCGACCTCGAGGAGTGCCCCCACGCGTTCAGCCGTCTCAAAAGCGGCCCGAATGAGGCTCGCATGCCAGATGTTCGCCGGCTTGCCCGCTACGCAGCCTGGGTAGGCAAGGGCGGCCCGGATGATCGCCGACACCTCGTCGCTCTTGTACGCCTTGGGGACGCGTTTCGGAGCCCGCATAGGCGGCAGGACTGCCGCTGGGGCCACCTCAACGCGGCGGAGGCGGAAAAGGTGATTCCAGATCGCGACGATGTGCGTGCGATCTTTCACGACCGTCGCCACCGACACCTTCGATTTCCTAGCGGACAGAAACCGCTGCACCGCAATACCCGTCAAATCCGATATGAGCGGGTCGTACCCGAGATGATCGCGGAACTTTTCGATGGATAGCCGAAACTGTAGGTGGGCCTTCGGCTTCAGACCGCGGAGCGGTGCGTAGTCGTCGTTCAGGATGTCGATCAGCCGATCCATGATTGCCTCCGTTGGTGGTGGCATCATGCCATACTGTACAAGTGTGAGTCCCCTTCGTCTCCATTCTGAATCCGTTCAGTAGTCATCCTACGTCGAGCGGTATTCGGCTGGCAAGAAATCGTGTTTCGTGCGAGCCGCAGCGGTTTGACTGTTGCGGTTTCGCAATTACGATTGGGGCATGATCGCGATGGCAGTGCAAGACGATTGGTTGTCGGTGGCGAAGGCCGCGAAACTCGCCGGCTGCAGCGAGCAGTACATCCGCCGCGACTTGCTCGAGCACCTTCCACGCGACGAGAAGAACCAGCCGACATCGGATCGCACGCAGGGCGGGCGACTCGAAGGCTGGCTCGTCAACGGCCGCGCGTGGATGGTGAGTCGGGCATCGGCCGAAGCTCTCCGCGAGACGCTCTCGACCAGGGCGGCTATTCACGCCCCCGCCAGGGCCGCCAAGAAGGCCGGAGAGGCAGTCCAGAAGCGGGCCAAGCGGCCTTTCGCCAAGCGGCCTTTCGCCAAGCGGAAGAAAAGCCGCTAATTCTTGGGAGAAAAGCCTGTTTCCGAAAAATCTTTCAAGTCTACTTGACTGTAGTTGCGATACTGCTACTATGTGGGTGTGCGAGCGATTGAGACTCGCAGCCGCAAGCAAGGGAGACGAAACGATGAACGCCGCATTCACCATCACCGAGCCCCGCGAGATCATCAAGGCTCTGCTCAAGACGTTTGAGGATGCCCGCGGTTGGAAGTATCCGATCGCTGCCCAGCGGTTCACGCAGGAGCACCTCGCCCTCGAGGTCGCCGCCGCGATGGATTTCTACTACGGCGGTCACGAGATGACTTCGCACGTGAACGATGCCGGCGAGACCGTGTATGCGGTGAGCAGCCGCGGCTACTACCACTACATCGGAGCCTGACCGACCTCTTGCCCGCCGGCAATCGGGCCGGCGGGCAACACCACCACGAACACGAGGAGACGGACGATGACCAAAAACACGCAGAGGTATCGCAACCATGACATTGTCAGGCTGCCACGCAGCATGACGCACTTAGACGGCCGTCCCTATGTCGTGCGGACATGGGACGGACGCAAACTGTCGAAGCACACGTGCCTCAGGGATGCCAAGGCAGAAATCGACCGCATCATGAAGGGCAGTGATCGCACGGACGGCAGCGAGTACGGATTTCCGTTCTGACCGCACACGGTGGGGCCACCCGGCCAGCCGACCAGCCGCGAAACGGGTGGCATTTCACACACAGGAGACGAGACGATGACCCTCGACAAAGACATGCTGGCACTGCTCGAGCACGGCGCGGCCGTCGTGCGGGTAGCGAAAGGACAGAAATGTCCTATCGGCATGGCATGGAACACGCTCGCCACCACGATCGCCGACGTGATCGCCGGATGGCTGCACGAGGGCTACAACGTCGGGTTGCTGTGCGGCTCGTCGAACATCATCGATGTGGAGTTCGACGATGAGGCGGGCCGCGACCACCTCGCCCGCCTGGGGCTCCTCGACATTGAGACGCCTACCTGGGCCAGCGGTCGCGGCGAGCACCGGCTTTTCCGCCTAGAAGGCCCGCTGCCTCCGTGTGGATGGCGAAAAATTGGTGGGGCGGAGATCCGCATCGGCGGAAAGCCCGCTCAGAGTGTGCTGCCGCCTAGCACACATCCCACCGGGCGACCGTACACGTGGCTTGTGAGCCCACAACAGATCTCCCCGGCAACCATCACCCTGCCCGCACTGGGCCTTGCCTGAAAGGACGCCACCGATGAAACACGCATGGAACCGCCTGCTCGAGACGCTGCTCTGGATTCGCTTCGGGCAGGAGCTCGGGACCGATTCTGACCTCGCGCAGAACATCGCGGCCGGGATTGATTCTGCCGTACACCTCGTGGCTCGTTTTCTTGGTTGACAGAAGTTGCGGTACTGCTACCTTATGTTGCGTTGCTGCTACCGCCGCGAACGAAAACGCCTGATTTTCAAGCACCCGAACTTTTTTTCCGGAACTGCTTGACTCCCCCCGCACCGTGGATACATTACCGCCCCTCAACGCCTGAACCTTTGTTCCCCTCCCTATCGAAAGGAGTCGATTCGATGATCGCCGATCCCCACCACAACGAATACCTCGCCGCCGCTGGGGCGATGCAGGATTTCTACGGGCGTCCCCTCACGCCCCCGACCACGACGATGCGTGACGGAACGCTCGTGGACACCCACGCGGTTGGCGACTACGTGGAGTTCGTGGACGAACTGGGCCAGCCGCGACGCGGCTACGTGATCGAGG